TGAAACTTCATATTCCTCCTGGGTTAACTGTTCTGTAACATAAAATTACAATTTGCTACCAATTAAATACTTGATTTGGTATTACTGTCGCATGGACACTACATCACGGGAGAGCGTCCTATCGGTTCTTGGGGATCAAGACTGGCGCTTAGAGCATTTATACAAGATTAAGGACAAGGAAGGCCGAATGGTGAACTTCAAGCTCAACTGGGCTCAGAAGTTACTGAGAAAGCCTCATTATTTCAACATCATCCTTAAAGCTCGACAGCTCGGCATCACAACGTACCACGCGCTGCTCTTCCTAGACACTTGTCTCTTCAATAGCAACGTCAACGCTGCGATTATAGCCGATAGCCGTAATGTTGCTCGTGAGATATTTGTGGATAAGGTCAAATTCGCGTACGATCACCTGCCCGAATTCGTGAAGGACATGTGTCCAGCCCACCGTGACAACGTTCATGAGATGAGATTCGCCAACGGCTCAGTGTTCCGCGTTGCAACAACACTCCGCGGAGGAACAATCCAGCTACTCCACATCTCCGAATTCGCCAAAATCTGTCAAGAGAATCCCCACAAGGCCAATGAAATCGTCTCAGGTGCGATTAACGCGGTTCAATCGGGTCAGTTCATCTGTATAGAATCTACCGCAAGGGGCCGACACGGCCACTTCTACAATTTATGCAAGTCCGCACAGGCCTTGAAGGATTCAGGAGCAGAGTTAGGTAAGCTCGATTGGAAGCTAGTCTTCCTGCCTTGGCATGAATCAGTCGAGTATTCATTAGATTCAAGAAATGTGTTGATAACTAAAGATATGATCAGTTACTTTAACGATTTAGCAAGTAAAGGAATTAGTTTAACTCCCGATCAGAAGGCGTGGTACGTTAAGAAGACTGAGACTCAGGGCGAATACATGAAACGCGAGTATCCGTCAACTATTGACGAAGCATTCGAATCGGCTAACGAGGGATTCTACTTTGCCAAGCAGATTGCGCAAGCGCGTCAAGAGAGAAGGATCTGTCACCTGCCCTACGACGACCACGCGAAGACTTACACTTCGTGGGATATCGGAATTAGCGATTCGTGCGCCATATGGGTGTGGCAGATTGTTGGTAAAGAGATTCACTGCATTGATCATTACGAGAACTCTGATGAGCCTCTTGCGCACTATGTGCAATGGCTTAATAAGCTTCCGTACACGTATGAGAAACACTTCCTCCCTCACGACGCAGCAGCGAGATCAGCGCAGAGTGGTAAATCGTTTGCGGATATTGCACGAGAGAGAGGACTCAAGGTTGAGATCGTCCCACGACAACAGAATGAATTATTCGGTATTGAGTGTCTTCGCAATGCGCTCCCTCGGTTCTTCTTCGACTACGTTAAATGTGAGAAGGGATTGAAGGCTATAGAGAACTTCCGCAAGGAATGGAACGAGAAACTTGGGTGCTACAGAGAGCGCAGTTATCACGATTGGTCGAGCCATTCTTCTAAAGCTCTGATATACGGTGCAGAAGCTCTCGTTAGATTAAGCGGTGGAAACGGTATGAGCGCAGAACAATGGCGCAAGATGAGGCAAGAGTGGCTTTAGACGCAGAATGTAAAACTTGTCTCTATTACGACCCGATTCAGTATGAGACTGACGGCATAAATTACGAGCATCACAACGGTATGTGTAGACGGTTCCCACCAAGACGCATAGACGGATCTCATTCAGGGTTCCCCGTAGTTTCTGAATCATCATGGTGTGGGGAATATCAAGACTTCGTTGAAGGGGCTATCTAATGACATACACGAGCGGTAATAATGATAAAGTGTTCAAGTTCCAACAATTCTATATGGATGCGTGGAGAACGTGGGGAGTTCTATTTAATCAATGTTACAGAGACTTAAGGGCTTACGCAGGCGACAACTGGACGAATCTAGAGAAGACTAAGCTTGAGAGACAGAACAGAATGGTTCTCGAGCTCAACAAGATCCGCCGTGTGGTTAATCTATACTCAGGTTATGAGCGTGAGAACCGCACACAAACAGTTGCAGGCCCCGTTGAAGGATCCGACGACGCAACAGCAGATCTATTCTCTGATGTTATGTACTACACATATAACAAGGGCAACGCTGATTATATTATATCAGAAGCATTCGAACATGCTCTTAAAACAGGTATTGCAATAGTTGGGATCTATATGGATTACACACGCGACAAAGTGTGTGGAGATATTAAGTTCTATTGGAAGCCGTTTAATGCATTAATGCTTGATCCGTACTTCACTAAGCGCGATCTATCTGATTGTGACCAAGCTTCTACAAGAGATCTATTATCTAAGGAAGCTGTTAAAGCATTACTTCCATGGATAGATCCAGAGATTATTGATTCTATTCCAACTGGTATTAGAGATAATAAGTACCAATATCTAGGAATCTATAGACAATACAACAGCACATATATTGCGAAGAATTTAGTAACCTACGACAGTTTCTGGCAACGCGTCAATGTTGCGCAGAAATACTTAGTAGATGAATTATCTGGCGTATCAGAAGAGTGGAACGGCACGCGTGAAGAAGAGAAGGAGTTGAAGGCATCTCTTGAGAATATGCCTAATATGAAGCTTATTAACTCTAGTAAACGAACAGTTGAGCTTAATATTATAGTTGGCGGTCAGTTGCTATACTCAGGACCTGATCCGACTGGTCTTGATAATTATCCATTTATTCCAATTCTTATGTACCACGAGCCATTAATAGATTCATATGAGCTTAAGATTCAAGGGATTGTTAGATCTATTAGAGATGCGCAGAGACAATATAATCGCCGTCATAGTCAGATTATCGACATCATGGAATCTATAATAAACACTGGATGGATTACTAAGAACGGATCTGTACTTGATCCAAATATGTTAATGCAAGCTGGCCAAGGTCGGCAAATAGTTGTAAACGAAGGATATGATGTTAATGCTGATGTTAGAGAGATTAGCCCTCCGAATATACCTCCAGGGTATCTATCTTATCAGGACATTATCGATAAGAACATCATGGAGATTCCAGGGGCATCCGATGAACTATTGGGCTTATCAGCATCAGGAGACAGTCAAGTCTCAGGGAAACTTGCAGAAGTACGGGCGTCCAACGGACTGAAGGGTAATCGGGGAATATTTGATAATCTAGAGCAGAGCAAGAAATATCTGGGCACATTAGTTCTAGAAGCAATTCAGAAGAATTATACTTATGGGAAGATTCATAGAATAACTAACAAAGAACCAACCGAAGAATTCTTCTCTGGTCAATTCGGGGAATATGATTGCGTTATTAAACAAGCGGTTAAAACAGCTACTCAACGAGAGGCATATTATTATCAGCTATTGCAGTTGGTATCTATGGGCGCTCCGATCCCTTGGAAAGACATACTTGAAGCTGCTCCTCTACAAGGTAAGACTGAACTTGTTACTAAGATGGCTGAGAGAGCTCAACAGGATCAAGCAAATCAACAAAAAATGGCAGAGGCAGAGCAAATAGAGAAGGCTCTCGTGATGTCTCAAGTTGACCAAAACACAGCTCTTGCAGAAGAGAGACGTGCGAGAGTTCTTGCAGATATAGGTTTAGCTAGAGAGAGAAGCTCTGAATCAGAGCAGAATTACGCTAAGGCAATGTTAGATAACGCTAAAACCGCTGAGACAATTAAGGATTTAGACCGCAAACGACTGATGGATGTCATGAAACTTGTTGCGGATCTTAGCCACAAGCATCAAGTGGAAGTGAATGCGCAGTTGAATCTAGACGCACAACGAATTGGCAAATCTAGCTCACAAGAGACGATGGGAGCTCAATCAGAGCCTCCACAACAACAGGAACAACAACCAATAATGGGAGTTTAAGATGGCTAAAATGACGGGTCTAGCTTCATCTAACAAGATGATGGCGAGAATGCAAACGTACGGGGGGCAAGAGAAGCCTGGGTACGAACCTCCAGAGGGAAGCGCTGGTTCAATGGCGTTTGGAGAGTATTCACATAAGAAGAATCCAATGAGTGTACCCTCTAAGGGATCACAAATCGGTGCTGGCTATGGCAATGCCGACAGAATGAAGGCTACTGCTAACAAAGATGCGCAGCTCAAGAAGGAGAATCTCAGGGGTCAAGCATGCTAATTCTGCCAGCCAGCGTCCAATATCAACAGCACGTTGATCTTCGTGAGGGGGTTACAAATCACTTCAACGATGAGCTTGAGAAGATTCTCAACGACAACAAGCATAAAGATAAATATTGGATTCTAGGTAAGGCGAATGTAGAGAAGCGCAATGGTAAGGACATTATCAGGCCGTTTCTACAAGCGTGTGATGAGAAGCCAGGGGTGATTAAACAGTCATTTGTCTATGAAGTAGACAACAGACGAGGGGTTAAGGAATTACTATGGGTAATGCACCCAGGGGACACTTTAACATTTCCAACGCTAGGTAAATCAATTCGTGTCGCCAACGTGAAGGGCGCTAAAACAATCTTGTCGCCGAAGTAACGGGCGTTAATTAACGGGAGTTAAGAATGACAGAAGAAGATATTGAACACGATCACGAGGAAGCTGTCTCCGAGCAATCTCATGATTCTCCTCAGGAGTCGGAACAGAAGATGGTTCCGCTGTCGGCAATGCTGGCAACTAGGAAGAAACTGCAAGATGCGGAGGCGAGAGCTTATAAAGCTGAGGCTGCATCGCAGTTGTATCAAGAACATTTGATGCGCGCTCAGGGCGACAAACAGAGCATAGAAGACCAAGAAGATCCCAACGCATTAGTTGAGAAACAACTTCTACATGCTACAACAGCTCAAGCTAAGCGAGATATCCTGGAAACACTGTATCAAGATATGAATCCTGAGGCTGTTCGCAATATCAATACGTATTTGAAATTAATACTAGAGAAGAAGCCCTGGTTAGCTTCTTCCGTAGACTCAGCTCCGAATCGTTATGCGAGAGCTAACGAGATTGTTAATGACTACAAGCATCTCCTTGAAGAAGAGAAGCCTAAGATTATTAAGAATCAACTCACAGATGGTCAGAGGATCGTTCAGAATGCTAATAAGCCAAGGTCTCCAGTAGATACAGCGAAGTCAGCACAGCCTAAGGGCGCTGAATATCTTAAGTCCATCCAAGGGAAGAAGGAGTTTAGAGAGTATCGCAAGAAGTTACTGAGCGGTGAATCCTAGTAATAGTAGGAGTAAATAATGCCCGCGGGAACAACAACAACAGTTCAAGTTGATCCAGAAGTCAGCTTGTTCTTTGACAACATACTGTTGGATAGACATCAACCGTTCTACGTCCATGGCTACATGGCCCAGGAACGTCGTATTCCTCAGAAGAATAGCAAGACCGCTATCTTCCGAAGATTCGATAACTTGTCCGACGCACTAACGCCGCTAACTGAAGGTGTAACACCAGCAGCAGAGCAGGTGAGCAAATTTGATATCACAGCAGTAGTTAGCCAGTACGGTAAAATCGTACAACTCTCTGATGATGTGATAATTACAGTGCAGGATCAGACTGCAAACGAAGTAGCAGACATGCTAGCACAAAATATGGCGTCTACTTATGACAAGATCATAAGAAACATGCTTGTGGCTACAGCTGCACAGATTGACTGCTTAAACGGAGTCAATGGTAATGCAATTACCGAGGTAACTACAACCGACTTAGAATTAGCTGTGGATTATCTTGAGAGTAATAACGGTAAGAAATTGTCGCCCAATATCGAAGGCGAGAATATGTTTGGCACAGCCCCAGTTTGGGCAGCTTATTGGATGATTATCTCAACTGACTTGAGATCTGATTTCAAGAACCTAAGCAATTTCCAACCGACTGCTGACTATCCACGTCAACAGAGTGTGTTAGAAGCTGAATTCGGTTCATGTGACGAAGTTAGATTACTTAAGACGTCAGAAGCGTATAAAGACACTTCTGTTTCGCCTGCGGTATATTATAACTTGTTATTTGCCGCTAACAGCTACGGTAGAATAACAATCGATGATCAATCAATGGAAATGATCATTAAACCATTAGGCGCTGGAGAGGACGGACTTAATCAGCGTCAAACCATGGGTTGGAAGGGACGTCTAGGATCTGTAATCTTGGACGATAGTTGGGTAATTGCTTTGAGAAGCACTAAGTAAGGAGGATAATATGACAGCACCAATAGGAACAGCTGCTAATAGATTCACTGGATTAGTGCAATTTAGCAACGTAACTAATAGCTACGGCGGATATCTACAATCAGATGGAGCCGCTTATGATTTAACATTACCATTCTTCCCAGATAAGTTTGAATGGTGGCGTTATACCGCATACGGAACAGTAGGAACACTCGGCCAAGGCGTGTGGTTCCGCGACTTCCCAGCAGGTGATTGCTTAATTCACAGAGCAATTGCAGACAACGGCGCAACAGGTAACTTGAACTTAGTTCTTGAGACCACTAACGGAATCACCGACGCTTCTACAGACGGTGGATTCGCTAATGAGCATGTGACGATTACTGGTATTACTACAGCTACACCAGCAGTAGTAACAGCAGCGTCTCATGGTTTATCAGATGGAGACCGTGTTGTAATTACTAAGGTAATTGGAACAATGGCAGCAGAAGTTAATAACAATACATATGTTGTAGATGTATTATCAGCTAATACATTTGGATTGTATGATGTGTATGGATTGCCAATAACAACTGTTGGATCTTATACATCTAGCGGACAGTTAACTAAGACAGGTCCTCTATTAGGAGTTGTTGATGCACCTCCTGTAGCTATCCTAACATTAGGTAGTTCTGTAATGGGAAGTGATAACAATATTATCTACTTCACTGCATGGAAGTTTAATAACTATGTGAATATTGGCGATATAGCCTAATTAACAGAGGGGGACTATATATCCCCCTCAATTTATGGAGAATTATGAGTAAGAGAGAATCATCAGCCGTCGCAGTAGATGAATTTGATTTCGACACATTTGAGTTAAAGACTGTAGAAGATTTCGCAACATGGAATCTGCATGCCCACAAAGCATTCAGAGAAGCTAAAAAGACTAATCCTAAGTGCGATCCCCCGATTCCAGTAAGAGTTCCTGATGAGTCATTTCACAAGAAGGTTAAGATTAAGTTTCAACGCTTTGATCAACCCGACAACGTTCTCAAAGTTCATCTAAGAACCAAGGATATTGATTGGAAGGGACAGTTGAAGCCTGGATATGAATACACGCTACCGCTTCCTGTGGTTAGATTCTTAAATAGATTATCGGTCCCTGTATTCGCAGAAGTGCGGACAGATGACGGTGGAGACACATACACAGAAACTAAACAAGTCGGTGAGCGCAATAGATTCTCATGCAACGTTCTTGAGATTGAGTAAGGAGTATTATGGCCATATCAGCAGCAGATCTAATATTAATATTGCGGAATTGTACGGGTAGAATAGATTCATCTGATCCTCAGTTTACTGATGCGATCATGCTTCAGCGATTGAATCAATTTATTCAATTGCAATCTACTCAAGACATTCGCATATTTAAGAATGAGACGTGGTATGAATTTAACTATGGACCAACAGATCCAGAGCCGTGGCCTGTGAATCTACAGAATATAGTTCTTGCAAGCGGACAGACGGGCGCATCAACTATAGGACCTCCTGCATATGCAGATGGATTCCAGTTGTTCTGGTATCAAGATCCGCAGGAATTCTATCGGATATGGCCCGAAACTCAAACTTATGCAACTAGCAGACCGACTTACGTTCTGTACTATAATAACGAACTTGTATTCCGTAATCCGCCAAACGTGGACTACGCAATCAAAATTCAAGCATATCAAGTAGAGATACAGGTGGATCCTGATGGCCTCCTCAATCAAGATTACTTGTATCGCTACATTTGCTACGGGGCAGCCCTAGACATATTCGCGGACTTCGGCGAGATGGATAAATATAGAGACATATTTCCTGTTTATCAACGCTACAGAGCGTTTGTATATGGAAGAACGGGACAACAATTACAAAGCATGCGCACAGCGCCACAATTCTAGGAGTACTATGACATTCGATCCTAACGTTCCAAATGCAGGGCAATCTCCTGGATTATTCCCAGCGCAAAATGTAACTAATATGACACGTGTGAAGGCTTTAATCAATGCAGAGCATGTATTTAATGATACCGCACAAGCTGACGACGGAGTTCATAGACAAATGACAATGGTTGCTAGAGCAGATCCAGGCGCTCTGCCTGCTGGTACAAACGGCATGTTGTATACGTGGATTGACGGATCTGCACGGCCTCAGCTGAAATTCTGGAACGGCACTACATTCAGCCAGCTCACTCCTCCCGAAGAACTTCTACCAATCAAGATCTCGGGATCATCTGCATTAGCTGGAACAGCATCAACTAATATATTAAACGTTGCTTATAATTATTCTGGAACTGGTTGGGCTATTATTCAGAACGGAGCAGTGCTTGTTTATAGATTCTACAGTTTTGTTAGAATGGGTGGTGTTACTAGTATTCAAGAGATAAACTCTCTCATAGGGGCAATTAATAGACCTACGCTCAACTTCGTTGGAACTATTCTCAGAGCAACAAACGTAGATGCAGGCGCACAAACAGTAACTTACTCTCTAATAATTAATAGGTTGTAATATGTCATATCAGCCCTATCTTATAGCAAACTTCGCAACAGGGGTAAACTCCAGGCTTCAACCGTGGTTGATTCCCGATGAAGCTCAAGAGGAGTTGTACGACGGTTATGTCTATCGCGGAGTTATGTCTAAGAGATCGGGTTACACATATTACGCAACAGCAGAGAGAGGCGGTCAGCCCTATTGCGAATCTCGCATAGTTGGCAAAATAAACGCAGAGCCAGCTCGTACAAGCGGTGGGGTATTAGTTGTAGGAACTGGAGCTACAGGGCCATATGTATTCAGGGCTCAGAATCTACCCCTACGCCGTGGAACAGTAATCATCACAGCAGGCGCACAGAGCGCTATAGATGACGGTTTAGGAGTGTTTGATACCGTGCCTGCTGGTGGCACAGGTACAGTAGATTACACGACTGGCGATATCTCTATAACGTTCCTGAACGTTGTTGCAGGGGCTACACCTATAACAATTACTTACAGTTGGCATCCAGGTTATCCAGTTCTTGGAATAATGAATTTCGTTACCTCTACTAATGTTAAACAGCTGATAGTTGCAGACGGCAGGCGATTAAATCTCTATGATAGCACATTCAATATATTAGACTTCCTTGGATTAACTCTAACTATCACAGCAATTACACAAGCGAATCCAGCAGCAGTAACTACATCCGCAGCTCACAACTTAACTACAGGAGATAAGATATTCATCTCAAGCGTTCTTGGGATGACTCAAGTTAATAACTTAGAATTCACTATTATTGTAACTGGAGCAAATACATTCACTATTGGCGTTAACTCAATTGCATACACAGCATATACCTCAGGAGGTCAAGCGACTCTTCTATGGCAGGGAAATATAACCGCTCCAGCAACAAACTTCTACAGCTGGGTTAATTATGCAGACGGAACTAGTAATCCACGACTGCTATTCACTAATAATGTTGGACAGATTGGCTACTACGCTCCTCATCTAGCAAACTCTGTTGGCGATTATGTTGCGTACCCAACAATTGCAGCGCCAGAATTCTTCATGACAACTGACGCAGGCGCAGCGGTAACAACTATCACATGTCTGCAAATGTTTATTAATAAGGACAGGCTTCTTCTACTACGAACTACAGAGAATGGAACTATCAGACCCATGAGAATCCGAATATCTGGTACAGGAGCATCCTCAGACGACTTCAGAACAAGCGCCACAGGAGCAGGCTTCATAGATATTCCCGATGGATCATGGATTCAGGGAGCCGCATTCAACAGAGATGATCTAGTAATATTCACAGAACGTTCAACATGGGTACTTAAATACACAGGCAATGATACAACTCCATTCGTTATTAAGAAGATTGATGAGTCAAGGGGATCTGAAGCACCGTTTGGAGCTATTACATATCTCAATAGAACATCTGCTCTATCACCTCGGGGGCTTATTATAACCGATGGATACAGAGTTGAGAGACAAGATGAGCTCATTCCTGACTTCTCATTCAATCAAATTGACGGAGTCAACTTCCCTCTCTGCTTCGCTGGATCTGTTGATGAAGATCGGGATCACTATCTAATTTATCCACCACCCAACGAGAATGAGAGCCAGAGAATTCTCACAACAAACTACGATGAGGACAACTATTCTACTTATAGAATTCCACTCTCGTGTATGGGAAATTTCGTGGTATCGTTTGATATCACATGGGCTGACCTATCAAAATATATCAATTGGGCAGCGTTTGCAGCTGACTACGGCAACTGGAACTCGTTTGCTTACTCAGCAGGAGCTCCTGTAAGCATTGGGGGAGGTCACAACGGAGAAATTTGGAGACTCAACGTTAACGAATCTGAAGATAACCCTGTTCGCATACGCAATATAACTATCATAGATGCAACAACAGTAGAAGTAACTACAGATTGGAATAATTATAGTATGAATGCAACTGATCCAAGTAAGGGTGCAGACTACATATTTATTACAGCGGTTGAGGGAATGCTAGAGATTAACGATGATCAATACCCAATTCTAAGCGTTACAGATAATTATACATTTAGAATTGATGTGCCATCGTCTACAAACTTCACAGCGTATACTTCAGGTGGAACAGCGATGAGAGTTATCCCATTCTCGTCTCTCATGAAGAAGTTCAACCCCTTCGTGAATGAGGATAAGAAAGTGAGGTGTGGCTGGCTTTACATGTATGTTGATACAACTGGAACTAGACTGCGGAGACAGATCCCAATTCTCAGCGTTGATCTAACAGATCCATGTCTCATTACGACAGCCGATAATCATAATCTTGCAAATGGAGCTCAAATATCCATCTTCGGAGTAGTGGGGACGGTAGAAATCAATGACGGCGTGTACACGATAACCGTTGTTGATGCCACCAGCTTTACATTAGATGGAATTGATGCGACTGGCTTTACACCCTACGTATCGGGTGGTTATGTATCAACTGCTGTGAACGCTGCAATGGCAATTGATATCATTACAAACGACAACGTCTACAACACGCAACCGATGATTAATGGGCAGATTCCATACAAGGGAACCTGTAGCAATTTAATATTTGAAACTGGTGCGAAGAAGTGGTATAAGGTCTATATAAACCAGGTGGGCAGATTCGTACAGTTCCGCTTCAGGAATCTACAGGCAGGGGCAACGATTAACGTGCAGGCTGTTATGCCAGGATTCGCACCCGTGGGAAGGATGATCTAATGCCTACACTAATAACAAGCTTCAATTGGGGATCATCACTAGAGAATGATAATCGGGAGTTAACGAGACAGTTATCTACTGCGTATACGGACACGGCTATCATTGTTAATACGAAGATCTCTCGATATGTGACTAATGTAAACCCACCAAATGCGGTAACAGCTAGTCAAATTAATAGGAATTTAGACATTGGAGACGTGTGGGTAAACACAACAGCAAACTCATCGTGGATGATGACAAGTAGAACAACAGATCTTCTCGTAACGTGGACAATTATCACGTAAAGCGGATTTACAATGTGGCTTTACACAACGATTACTAATGTAAAGCCAGCTTATAGGGGTGTATATGGGATATGATTTCGGAACAGGTGCAAGCGGAGCGATGACGGGCGCGCAAATTGGATCAACATTCGGGCCCTGGGGAACGGGCGCAGGAGCAGTTCTTGGCGCAGGTCTAGGACTATTCGGTGGCAAGAAGAAGGGCAATCCCAAGAAGCGCGGCACTCTTGATCCAGAGCAAGAGCGACTATATCAAGATTATATCTCATCAATCCGCGGTGAAGGCCCCCTCTCAAATCTCCATCAATATGATGCGCAGGGAGCTAATCAAAACTTCGACGCAAACGTTGCAAGACCTGCCTATAGAGACTTCCAAGAGAACATCATCCCTGGAATCACAGGTCAGTTTCGCGGAAACAATCTCATGAACTCATCATATACGGGTGAAGCGCTAGGTCGAGCTGGTCGTAATGTTCAAGAGAATCTTGATGCCCAACGCTCTAATATGCAGTTCCAAGGGCAGCAGCAAGCGAAGCAGAATCAGCTGGGCGGAATACAGAACATCTTGGGAATGAACACATTTGACTACGATAATTCAGCTAGACGAGGAGGGATTGATCAGATTTTAAGCCAACTAGCTCCAAACGCAGGTGAGTGGTTCTCTAAGTATCTATCAAATCAAGGTGCTAAATTTAACACTTCAGCAGTAGCGTAAGGAGATTATATGCCGCAACCACGAGTTCTAGACTTAACCCCACGATATGAACAAACTCCAATTATGGGAGCAGCTGCTGGATTCGCTAAAGGTCTTGGTGAACAACAGACGGCTCAACGCGAGAGTGATGCCCTGAAGCAGATTTATCAGCAATATCAGCAGGAGGGCGGTGGAATTGAAGCATTAATGAAGAATATTAACATGAATCCTAATATTCCAAATGCTAATAAAGTTAAGTTGATTGATCAGAATATTCAGATGCAGAAACATAATGCAGAACTACAGAAACAAGCAGCTGATAAATATAATAAGGCACAATCTCGTGATATAGCTCAAGAGAGGAATACGCTCCTTAGAGAGAAGCAACTACAGGCGCATCAAGAGAAGATGAATAAACAGCAGAAGGAAGCTGTTGATGAAGAGAAGACGGTTAATGAACTACAAGCTGGCGGTGCATCAGATCAAGAGATTGAATTATACAAGGCAGCATCCGTAGGCGGTAA